AAAAAGCATTTGATCGAACTCGGGTTCGTACTCTTTCATCACATCCATGAGCTGATAGTTCATGAATTCTTTAACTCGATTTGATTGCTCTTCTCGAGCTCTATCTGCTAGTCCAACTATTTGTGTATGCACTGGACCTGTTGCAGGTAATAATTCTTTGTAAGCTTGCGCTTGAAACTGTGTTACTGCTTCTGCTAACACTGGGTGTGTTGCACCTGAAGCTCCTTGAAACGGTTGTGTTGGGTTTTCGTATTTAAATCCTAATAAATCTAAACCTTTTGTATAACTATCTTCCCATGATTTTCTAGAAGATTTATATTGGTTATAATTTCCAGCAAGCTCAGAACCTAATCTACCTAAAACATCGTCTGGTAATAAATCTGCTAAATTATCAAAATGTGATTCTGTTCCTGGTTGATTAACTGCTTCTGGATCAAAATTAATTGTTGCACTTCCGTCTTCTTCTGTAGTTACTTGTACATCATCCGGACCAACTGCTTCTTCAGTTGTCTGTGTTTTCTCAACTGCGATTTCCTCATCGCTAGGTATTTTTAATTCAGTCTCTACGTTTGGTAGGGCTTTGTCTATATCTGCCATTTATATTCTCCGAGTTCTCTATTGTTTTAACTTGTTTTGTGGGAACATTCA